AAGGCCGTCTACGTTAGAAATAACATGGTTATGAGAGTCAGCAGCAATCGTAACGGAAATGCTGGTTGTGCCTGAACCTGAAACATCGCCGCTTAACGTAATTGTCTGGTTAGCAGTTATATATCCCTTTCCATTGATTCGGTCATCAATAGCAGCCGCAGACATTAATTGAGAGTCTGAATCTGCAAAGGTTTCTGATGATAGCAATACGGAGCCAGCGGCAATGTCAGAAAATGCTACAGATGTTAAATATGTAGATAAATCAGGCGGAGTATAGGTAAATACACCACTGCTATTGTTATAAGCTATTCCACCATCACCACTAGCACTGGCTTCTGAGCCGACAGACAAATCAGTTAATGCAATCCCAGAACCGCCACCGCCGCCACCAACAGTGCCAGGTTGAAAACGATTATTTGCAGAATTAAATACTAGCGACTGACAATATGAAGGGGAACTATCAGTAATGTTTACATCACTAAGATCATTAATCTTTGTTGCACCACGGTGTAAAATAAACCCGCCTTTATTTTTGCCCTTGCCCTCTGCTTTAGCTATCGGAAGCGAAATTGTCTTTTCTGACCCATCTGAAAATGTAAATGTCAGACTTCCGTCAATGTTGTCGCTTTTAACACCAGAAACACCTGCTCCTTGGTTTCCTTGCGGGCCTTGAGGCCCTTGTGGGCCTTGCGCGCCATCCTTTCCTTCTGGCCCTGCTGGACCTTTTTCACCTTTTGGTCCCTGAATACCTTGCGGCCCTTGAGGGCCTTCCGGGCCTTGCTCACCTTTAATATCGCCAAGCTCTGTGGCTATTTTTGCAAGGGCGGCTGCAACAACTAACTCAGACATAACTTATCCCATCAACTGGTTAAGGAGCTTTTGCTCCAGTTCTTTTTCACCAGAATTATCAGGTGGCTCTAATTTTGGCTGGTTTTTAATTTCTAGTTCTTTTTCTTTTAACAGGGTATTCGCTACCTTCAGCCTTCTTTCAAACTCTTTATCGTCCTGATCACCTTCCTTTAGGTTTCTAGTAACAGCTTCAATCTTCTCTATTTCAACTTCTTCAGGAGCAAGTTGTGCCTCTACTGTCAGTTTTCCTGCTCTTGCCTGAGATTCTTGGGCCTGAGCATTAAGTGCTGCTGTCTGACTCTGTTGTAGGGCAAGCTGTACTTGCTGTGCCTGCATTGCCATCTGCTGGGCTTGCGGGTTAGGCTGACTTGCCTGTTGCATAGCCGCCATCAACTGCTCACGGTTGTTGAGGTTCATGTTTTCAATAATGCTTTGCATCAGTATTGGATAGGCAGGGCTGTCCTGTTTCATGGTCTGAAGCAGTTGGACTAGCTGCGAAACCTCATATTCTCTAGCAATAATCCCCAAGGTACTGGTAGCAACAAACTTATAATCCGCTACAGGGTAATTCTCAGGGTCAAACTGCATATAACGGTGTGCCGCTTTGGTTACAAAGGGCAAGAGGAAGGACTGTTGAAAGTTAATAAGAGTACGCTTATGACGCTTGATAATAGCGCCGAGAGACATACTGATGCCAGCGGCTGTCGCTTCACCATTAACCTGGCCTGCAATTCCAGCAGAATCAACCGCCCCTGTAGCTTGTTGTACCATTTGCTGTAGCGCAGCGGCTTGACCAAACGTAATCTGGTTGACTTGCCCGAAGTTGAACGGCTGTAATACCTCACGCGGATCTCCGTTAGTTAAGATCATCTTGCCGGGGCGTACTTCCGGTTTAGCCCCTCTGGGAAGTCTTGTAGCGTCAACGGCCAGCATTGGGTGGATAGTAAGACTCAGGGCGTCAATTCTTGCTCTAAGTTCTGTATCCAGTGCCTTTTGACTGTTATAGCCCTTTTCACAAACACCACGACCCCAGAATCGACCTGGAACCACATCCCACGGGAAAGCCACAACAGGGCGGTCGTTCATCATGTAGGGGTTGGCTTCAGCCTTGAGCAGTACGCCACCATTAGCAATTACAATAATTGCCTCGACATACATGGAGTCTTCTTCTATCTCGACATCTTCTTTTTCCAGCAGATCCCTAGGTACAAGGCCGTAGTATTTAGTCAGGCGAACCTTGTCATCGTTGTAGATAGTCAGGTCTTGATCGGGTTCCAAATCGGTATCTGGGGCGGCTGATTCAATCATCGCCTCACGATAGACACCCTGTTCTTGCAATATCTCAACGCTGTGGCGGCTGACAAACTCATCGACCGCAACGCCGTAGGCATCCTCAACTGAAGTCGCTACGGGGTCTATTAGGAAGTTTTGAGGCAATACCGGCTTGAGCTTTACGACTACACGGTCGGTAATATTGACGCCTACCGCCTGAAGATCACCACCCATAATGGGTTCGGTAGCAGGAGCCATTTCCTTGATTTCTTCTAGGACAACTTCACCAACACCCGTACCAAATACGGCTGAGTTAATCAGGCATTCCGCTACAGCCTTACGAATCTTGCAGGCTTCAAAGTCTTCAGACAGTTTGTTTCGTAAAAACAAAGCGTCCTGCTTTTGTGCATCAACTACATCATCAGCAATATCAAAGAATTTGCCACGACCAAATGTAGCTTCTTCCAGTTCTGCAACATTGGACTCTACGGCTTGCTGCAAAGCTGGAGAAATAATCCTTGAGCGTTCTGAAGCCCTCTGGGAATCCTCTGGAGTCCATTGACCGCGCCAAAGCCTGTAGTACTCATCAAACCGATCTTCATAATTGGACTCGTAGTAATCGCGCCAATCATCACATTTGTTAATAACCCACGATTCGATGGACTGCTCTGCCATGAGGGGGTCTGGGCTGTAATCATCTGCCATTTTAGTATCCCGCTACCACATCCAAGATTTCGTGGTCTTCGATTTCATATTCATAGTCATAGGCTACTTCAGCCAACTGATCTATATACGCCAACGCATCAATCAGGTCATCATGCGTCAAAGCATCTGGAAACTGAAACAACTGGTCAAGGAACTTAACATTCCATTCGCCTTTATTTAGAGTGATATAGCCGTTTTCAAACCTTCCCTGTAAAGCCCACATCACCCGGTCAGTCTTTTTCTTGTTTCCGTGCGTTAATTCCTCAACTCTAAAAAACGTGCCATACCGCTTCATCAAATCAGAAAGCGGCGACATTACTGCTTGTTTGGCGATTCCTTTTTCGATTCCGACACTGACGGGTCGATAGTCACGGACGGCTTGAAAAATCTTCGTAGCCGTCTCATCAAGGCCCCAGCGACCGTAGATAATGTTTTCCACAAACCAGCCATTCTCATTTACCTTTGCGACTGCAATCGCAGTATCGTCCAGTTTTGTATTCTTGGTTCGTTTCTTGTTGACATCCTCAAAGCCAGCCAGGTCAACGGCGATGTAGTAATCGCCTTCTTCGGGTTCTTCCCCGAATCTAACCCAATCTTCCTTGAACATTTCAGAGCCTCTAGCTTCAAATGAAGCCATGAACTCTTGTCTAAAGGCGTAACTAGACATGGATTTCTTGGCAATGTCAATTTCGCCAGAATCCAGAACAGAATTATCGTAACTCGTAAAGTGCCACGACTTGTAGGTTTCGTCATCACCTAGCTCGGCATACTTGTACAATTCGTAGAAATGGTTACGACCCATCGGGGTTCCAATAAACAATGCCTCACCCTTTTGGTCGGTCAAGGCAGGTCTGAGGATCTGCTCCCAGACATCGGGCTTCATATCGGCGTATTCGTCCATGACGAGGTATTTCAGAGAAACACCGCGCATGGTTTCGGGTCTATCAGCACCTTTCAGGCTAATCGTGGCCCCGTTAACTAGTTTGATCTGAAGATTATTGATATGCGAGCCAGCAATGACAGGATGGCCCAATTCCATGAGGGTTTGCCACATAATGTCGCGGGCCTGCCCCTGAGTCGGGGCTACATAGAAGACATGGCCCTTATCGGCTTGAAGGCCATTGATAATCAACAACCAAGCGGCTAATCGGGACTTTCCGGTACGCCTGCCTGCGGCAACTACCTTAAAGCGGGTAGGATCAGCAAAAACATCCTGCTGCCATGCCAAAAGACTGACGTTTAGGTCGGCCATTATTCTTTTTTGCCCAAAAATAGACCGAACGCGCCAGTTAAGGCCCCTGTCATTACGCTGACTAACGCAGCTTGCTCAGGATTGGGGTCAGGTAAGCCCATAAACCACTCTACAGTACGGTAAGTCATGGCAATCATTGCAAACATTAACAATCTTGGGACTATTCGCCATGCATTTAGCTGTTCAGGGGTCATGAATACGTCCAGACCACAGGGGTTGTGTCCCTGCTATCCACATGAATAAAGGTTTTAGCAATGCCAACGCCACCAAAACCCATATTAAAGGCGTTTGCAAGGATAATATGACGTTCAGAGCCGGAAACGGCCTTGATATCAGCAGCAATACCCTGAGTATGAGTGCCAGGTTTACCTTTCAGGGCTTCTATTGAGTGCGTAGGATCACGATAGCCAGAGGTAATCGTAAAGGGAAAGCCACATCTACCCCGTAATTCATCCAGCATTTCAAGAAATAGGCCATTCATTTCGTTATTGCCCGTTTCTTGGCAGTTAAACTCTTCAATCTTGAAGTATTTCACCGGAATCGCCGTCAATAGTGGTTTGATTGATGGTTGTAGGCTCAATAGTGGGTTCCGAAACAGCACCGACACCCGTGATATTAATTTGAATAGCAGATTTGCCCCCATTTTGGACAACATCCTTTTCAAATGCGGCTACAGGTAAGATTCGATCCATGACCAGCTTCCAAGCTGCGGCCTGATTCTTATGTTCATCATCCATTGCGGCATTGAAAATAGAGTCCAAGACCTTACGGGACTTGGGAGAAGCCAGCATACGGGCTTTGTATTCGTTGATAATGCCCGCATCACCCTTGGGACGGCCTATTTTCTTCCTGCCACCGGCAGAATTGTGCCGTTTGGCACTTTTGCTGTCTATTTCAGCCTTGGTAGGGCCACCACGGCGTTTAGGTTGTTCTTCAAGGTTATCGCTAGGATCAGTATCCATGCGGCCTCCAAGGTTAGTAAGTATTTACGAATACTTCTTTTGTATCGCTTTAAAAATGGCGTAAATCGTTAAGACATAAAACGCCAGCACAGACATAGGGATGCCAATATACACCAGTTCCCAAGGCGATAAGAATAATAACTCCCAGGTAAAGTCTATCGCAGACTCTACATCGCTCTGAACAGGGCAGTCATCCACTTACTTTGGCAGTCTGACTTCTTTACCGCCTTGGAAGTAACGCATACCTTTATCGTCACCTCTTGCGTCAATGCTTTGACTCATGTCAGCTAATGGCAAAGATCCCTTGCCGCCAGATAAATCCACATTGGCAGCAGAATAATCTGATTTGTTGCCTGCGCCGGCAGCATACCCGCCAGCAGCGCCTACTGCTCCGCCTTGTGTCTTTGCGCCACGCATTGCAGCTTTAACCCTGTCTTTTCCAATTATTGCACTATCAGTTCGTCTACCGGGGGTGCTTGGTTTTACGCCTTGGGCCTTATCTAGCGCGTCATCAACCTTTTTGCTTGCTTGTTGAGCCTTCCTGACGGCTGCTTTGCCATACTTCTCTACGGCCTTTTGGAAACCCTTCCTGCTGATAAAAGCCATAATTATTGCTGGTGCAGCCATGATTTATCTCCCTCATTTACCCATCATAATGACGGAATAACCACCCATCTTGGGCATCTCAGTCTCTTCAGGGGACGATTTAGCATCATAAGGCGTAGAAAAGCCCGCATCCTGCATAGCCTTGATCTTTGCCTTGGACTTCTCGCACATCGAATAATAATCAATGGACTTGTACTCAACTGTATGGTCTTCAGCCATGATTCTTTCCTCAAAATTAATATGTAGTTTAGCCCGCCTTTCCCTCCCTATCCTATACAAGTATCTGAAGAATGCAATACCCCCCAGTTTCCGCTTTTTTTGTGGGTGGGTGGGTACAATAATAATAACGACACAGCTACCCCCCATCCCCCCATGTTACTTGTTCCTGACAAGTAAGATACTTGCTTGCGACAAGTAAGTTGTTAGTGAGTACTAACTGACAGGATACTTGTTCACGACAAGTAAGTTACTTGTTCCGAACAAGGAAGATACTTGTTGGCAACAAGGAAGTTGGGAAGTGGAAGAGTGAGTGTCTGATAGGGTACTCCTGAAGACCCAATACAGTCCTAATACAGTTCCCACTACACCCAACCAATACCCCAAATCAACAGGTATAAATAACCCAATACTTATTGCAAAGTATTCTAACATTTCAAAAGTTAGCTGTATTATAATAACCCCATCAGATGCACAACAGCACTGATACCAACAAACCAAAGGGACACACACAATGGAAAAGCTACTAAACAAATACGCGGCAGATCGATCCGAAAAGAACGCAATGGCGCTGGTCAAGTATGACAACAAGCACCCTTTCGCTTCTATGTGCCTTACTCAGGAAAAAGCCGACATGCTGGCACAAGCCAAGCGAGTTGTTGAGTTTAACAGCCGCTACGCCTAAACCCACCCAAACCAACAACCCCAGACCGGTTCGGCCGCTGGGGTTTTCTGGGCAGTAACACCAACACAATGAAAGGGGAAACCATGAACACACAAACCAAATTCCGTACCTATGAGTTCTTACTCGCCACCTATCTATTCACCGGGGCTGGCTTGACCATGCACGGTGCTTACACAATGAACGGCACAAATATACTCTGGGGCTTGGGCTTGTTTGCTCTGTCTCTCGCAGTATTCGTGGCTATGTTTTTTGAAATAGACAACACACAAGGGGAATAAGTAATGACGGATTACATTTTTTGTCAGACGAAAGAAGATTGCGGAGCGATTTGCCATATTGTCAGCTGGACAATGGATAAAACCATTGGAAAGGCGCAGTTATCCCAAAAAGTTTATTTCAACGGATTTCACGGCCCTGCCAGCGCCATGCAAGATGCGGCCGATAGGTTAGGCGTGGAAATCGAGCCGGTTACCTATGGCCTAAAC